CTCATAAACTTGTTCTCTTTTTGTCAGTTTATCTTTTTTATTTACCCAAGCTGATTTACTTGTGTCTGTATAATTATAAGCTTGATAGTCTAGTTCTAATTGTTTCATAACAGTATTGCTCCCAATATAAAACCAAGTATGAAGCCGACAATATATTCTCGATTATATAGCGACCACACACTTAGCTTTTCTTTTAGTTTATTAAAATGGAATATCGTCATCCATTTCATCTATTTTTTCAACAGGTTTTGCATACTCAGGTGCTGATGGTTGAGCCTGTGTCATTGACACTTCTCTATATTGTGGCATTGTTTGACCTATTGGTTTCATACCATCTACATTAGGTTGAGGTGTATAAGGCTTAGTCATAATAAAACTCAAAACCATTTGAAAATCACCTTTATCGTATGGTTTAGGATTTTCTATTTGTTGAGTCTTAGCCATCCATTTACCTGTATAACCTTGTTTGACTAAGTTTTGAACTCCCTCTGTCATAAACCATTTGTTTATTTCTGATAGCTTATATTTTTTCTTAGTTAAGCTACAAGTAAATAAACTTTTGGCATCAGCTTTATATTGATACTTAGGCGAAGTGTTGCCTGTCGGATTTAGATATAAAGTTAAAGCACAAAAAATTGTTTTTTCTTTTTTAAACATTGATTTTATTCTCCTTTTTCCATTGTTTTAGTTCTTCTTTAAATTGACTTTCGGTATCAAATAAACATTTAATAGCTTCGAAAGCTTTAAAATACCTTTCGTTCTTAATTAATTTTTTATCAATTTCAAAGAAAGATAAGGGCTTACCTTCTTCCTTTGGAATATTGACAATCGCTAGTTTTCGTATTTTAAAGTCTGTGGTTTCTTCAATGAATCTTCTATACATTTCAACTTGAATACAATTTTCAAAGCTATAGTCTTTACTTGTTTTCCAATCAAGCACTGCTAACTGACCTTTCCAAGAGGGTTTAGTAACTATAACATCATTAGTACCACAAATATCAAATTTTTTGCTATATAATGGTAATTCACTTTCAATAACTTCAAATTTATGTTTTTTCCAAAACTCAGTAAATTTTTCAGCCATTTTTTTAAGTGGTTGATCTGATGGTAATACAGGTTTTTTTCCTTTTAGAAATAAATCAATCCATTCATGTAATTGAGTTCCAATATTTCTACCATATGATTCTTTATCATCACATATTGATTTAACCTTTGTTAAAAAATCATTGATCTCATTAATAGGTTTTTTTTCTCTCAGCATAAGTTCTTTTACTGCGTCATCCCTATTTTTTTTATACCAATTTTCTAAGTTGGGTCTAGTATATTTGCCTATAGCAGTAGTTACACTTGATTTTGGTTCTCCATCTACATAATATCTATAACCTTTTGCTTTAGGATTGTATGAGATTTTGTTATCCAATTTGTTCGTTATATTTGTCATAATCATTCCTCTCTTTTTTTTTATTTAAAAATTTGTAACCATTCTCAGTAATAGGTTTAACAAAGTAACCTCTATCACAATCAAAGAACTCACAAAATTTAAGTTCATTTATTACACTTACTGCATTTACACCTTTTTCATATTTTTGTATTTGCTGAAACGTAACATTAACTGCATTAGCGACTCTTGTCTGAGTATAGCCACGCATTAGTCTCATTTTCTTTAATTGCAAACCATAAATCTTTCTCAAAACTTTTTCGTTTTGATCTGCTGAAACACCAAACATATTTAAGTTAGGTGGAATCAGATGAGTTATTTCTGCAATCTTATCTTGGTTTTTTAGGTACATAAAAACCCCATTCCTTTCGTTCTCTCTCTGTCAATTTATTGAATTGACCTTGCCAACAAGTCCGACAGAGTAATGACTCGTTGAAAAGGGTACTGCCTACAAACCATGCTAATTTATCTGTTTCTGTAATAAAACATCTAGCACATTTATAAGCTAATTTTTTTGTTTGTATTGTTAGTTTAGGCATTAATATTTTCTCTTGCTATTTTAACTTCTTCTTTTGATGGTCGTATTAATTCATCAGATAATTTTTGGTCATAAACCCATAAATCTTCATCATTTTTATTAGTTCTAATTACAAATTTAAAACCTTGTTCTGCTAAAAATCTTAAATTATGTTCTTTATTTATATTTTTAATAAGATTAGAAAGTTTATGTTGTTCACAAAATATTGTTATTACTTTAGCTTCTAAAGGACTTATTCCATTTATATTTTCTAATGTAACTAAGAAACCAGCTTTATTAGGTCTTATAAATGTAAATCCACATAGAAAAGTACATTCATAATCTTTACAAGTTTTTGGTCTATCTTTATAAACTTTGCAACCAACACCAATTTCACAATTCCCACACCATTCAAAACTATCTTTTTGAAAAATTGTATCTTTAAAATAAGTTTTATTTATGTTTGGTAATTTGCAACACATATTACAATCGCCACAATCAAGTTCTTTATTAAGACCTTTTTTGTTATAAATTAATCCATTAGTTAAGGACACTATGACCTCGATTCACAAGACATTTACGATATATTGATTGATGCTCAGTTTCAGCTTCAGGGCTTCCTATCCAATAAATAATATTACCAATGAAGTCAGTATTATTATCTGCAATAGTTTTACAATGTTGCAAATCGTTTGTAATTTCTTTTGCTTGATCTGTATTGAAAGTTCCTGATTTTCCAGCAGTATCAACTATTGGATTGTAGGCACACCCATTTAAAAAGGCGACAAGTATCGCAAGTAAAAGTATGTTTTTCATAACTATTTATCCCTCTTTATACTGTTGCTGGATGATATTTTATTTGGTGCATCTTCCAAGCAACTTGTTTCTTTTGAAACCTCAGTTTCTTTAGCTTTTCCAACAAGTCTTGTTCTCTCACTATCTGCTTGTCGTACTTCGCTTGAAGTTTCACTATTTGCTTTTGCATTTAGTTTCTCCTTTACAAAGTTTTCTACCTCTGCCACAGGTGTTTTGGGATGAAATATAACCCCAAAATCTTTATACACTTCTTCTAGCAAATTAAATGACTTATTTCTAGTGTTAATTGCGTATATTAATTTAGGCATTTTCTCTCTCCTTTTCATTAAGATAAGCTACCAATAAGCTTTTAACTACTGAAGCTTTTGATACTTTATTTTTTTTTGCATAGTCTGTTAATCTTTGGTTAAGTTCTAAACCAAGATTAATTCCAAACATGGTACATTTATTTTTATATTTTCTTGTACTCATAATTGCTTCTTCTATTTGATTGATGTTTAAAGACATTATTTGTCTCCTTTTAGGTTAATATGCGTATTCCAATATCTGCCTTTAGATAAAACAGATTGTCCTGATTGAGAAACAGATTCTAAAATTCCATTATCAATCATCTTTTTTATCTGATTTGAAATAGCATTGGTTTTGACCATTTGGTCTTTTGATTTAACATAATTGATTACTTCAGATTTAAACTCTCTCTCCTTATTAACAATAAATTCAACAATGTTGTCAAAGATATTTGTTTTAGGTTTATCTCCATAATCAATCATGTTATGTTTTTTTAAAAAGCCAAACCACCATTCATCACTATCTTTTGGTGCTTTACTTCTTGGCTCGTTAAAATTTGTTAGTTCAGGATTTAATAAATAGTATGGAACTTTCTCTCCATTAAAATTTACTAAATCATTTTCGTCAATCAAACCTTTAGCTTTGTTTGATGGGTAAGCTTTAGCACAAGCTTCTCCTTGTGCTAAATGTAAATCGCTTATTTGTTGATTATCCATTTGCTCTCTCCTTTTCCAACTTTTCTAATTCCATTGGAATTGTGTTTGTGTTGGATTTATCTATTAAAGAAAATACTCCATCATTTAAAATTCTATTTGCAAGTAGTTCAGATGCTTTTTGTCTTGCATCTTTTCTATCTTGTTCAGAATCTTTATTTGATAGAACTTCTACAATCTCACTCCAACCTTGTTCTTTGATTTTAAAATTAACCAAGTATTTCATACTCTCTCCTTTTAAGTTATTTATTTTTTTCATATTCTGTAAGTATAGTTATATTGACGCGAATTTCAACCTTTATTTTAACCGCATAAAACCTAGCTTATTTGACATTAGATACAACTAAAACGATAATATTTAGTGTTTTTCGAATCAAAGCAAATCAGTTATAAATGATTCGTTATGATATTTATAAATTTTATGATAGAGAATAATTAATGCGTAAGCAGTCAAAGTATATTTTTTTCATAACAAATACTTTTAGGTTATGTGCTGAACAGTTCTCTCTCTCTCTACTGTTCAGCACTTTAAAAAAGTTTAAACTATGGATGAAATACAATCATTAAAAAATATTATAGATTCTAAAGAAGCTGAAATAACTGCTTTAAGAAATATTAACGATGAACACAGAATATTAAATGGAGAATTAAGAAAAGAAATAGATCAATTAAAATTATCGAATATTAAAGATGTTGAAGATTCAAAAAAAGAAGCCGACAAGCTTATGATAGAAAAAATTAAAAAGTATGAAAAACAAATTAGACAATTAAAAAAAGATGCAAAGGAGATGTTGCAATATCCATGATTATATTTAACTATCCAATACACAGAAAATATACAAATATAATTTATAAAATTTTAATTGTTATTATTTCTGTAATTGTATTTGTATTGTTAGTATCTTGTAGTAAAATTAATTTTGACCCAACAACAACATCTTTTAAATATTTAATACAAAAGGAGAGCAAATGGAAACAATGAACTTAAATAGCAGAGAAGCTTATAAAAGAATGACAGAAGCATCTAACAAATGGAGTGAGTGGGCAGAAAAATCTATTGTACTTGATGAAGCTAGAAAAGCTATGTTCAGTAAATTATTTTTAAAATATAAATTAGAAACTAAAACTGTTATTGAAGCTGACCATAAAGCTAGAATAGACCCTGAGTATAAAAAAATTATTGATAGTTATGCTTATGCAGAGGGTCAATTAATAAAAGCAAAATTAATGTATAACAATCTTGATCGTTATTTATCTGTTAGACAAACAGAAGTAAAAAGAGATTTAACTCTTGCTGGAAAACAAGAGGGATAAAATTCTTTAAGTATCATATGCTCCCTTAAAGATAGACCCATAACCGAGAGGGTATGGGTCGCTTTAATGTTTGGTAATATCTAAATCTTTTAAGTCTGTTGCTTCTGTAATCTTTTCTATTTTAAATTCGTAGTTAATAAGTTTTACATCTGGATATTGGCTCATATCTCTTACAAGATTTTTAAGTTTAGAATGATTTGGGCTTTGATCTACAAACCTTAAACAAACAAAATGTCCATAAGGATTATAGTCAGATTCTAATTGAAACTCTACTTCTATAATTACTGCATCTATGTCCATCAGGACACATTACTTCTTTTTGTTCCTGTTTAAAACCTTATCTGTCATCTTAGTAGAAAATGTTGCAGTAAATACAATAATAACTAAATACCAAACACTATCAGGTAAATCGTTAATTATCCTTACCCATTCTTCAAAGTTTGCTCTTGTGCTTTCAAACCAGCCTGTACTTAACATTGATATAAGCCAGATCATTAATATTTCGTCTTTCCAACTTTTATCTTGGCTCTTAATTCTAGTTATATCTACATCTTTAGCCGCTTCTATTTCTGCGGCTCTTATAGTTTTAACCTTTTCAGCTTTATGTTTAAAATGATCTATTGCTTTATTAGCAATCATTTTAGTTAATGGATTTTTTAATAAACCAAATATCATAAATAAGTATTACCTGTTAGCATTAATAATGTTGTCCAATATACCAGAAGAATAGAATAAATTAAATAAGTGAATTTCATGCACCCCTAATATTCCTTATTTTTTATTTTTCAACAATTCTTTACCAAGTTCTGCATAATGAATAATTTTATTGTACTTATCTTCTAAGCTTTCTCCATCCTTGCTTCTAACTGCATATTTCACAATATTACCATCTACAAAGTTAAGCTTATTGGCTAAGATAAATTTTAAAGGGCTTATTGGAAGCTTGTAGTGCTTACCACCTATTTGTCTCTCAGTAGCCTTTAAAAGCCCTCTATGAGCCTTTATCGTACCCTTTTTGTTCTGTTTTATACTATTTTTCCTATCCATTTACCTTTATTGTCTAAAATCATTGGGTATAGCATAGGTTGTCCATTTATGATTGCTCCTGTACCTATTACAAATCTTAACCTAAAATTTTTCGAATAATTAAAGGCAAGTGAACTTTGTTTCGTGAGACATCCACATTGTAAAGACCACACTAAAGAGTCTGGGTTGCTAAAATATTGAATATTAAACTTTGAGTGAAAATGGAATTGACAAACATTCTTTCCATACTGCATAGCCAATTTTAAGCCATCTGCTGACATTCCATGAGTAAAAAAACATTCTGTACCATCGCTTAATTTAAGATTTAATTCATCAACCCATTTCCATTTATGATCTACTTCTAAAAATTCATTATATGATCTTAGATAAGCTTTTGGCATACCATGTTTTAAAGCTTTTCTATAAATTAATGATGAGTGATTAGAGTGTAATATTAACATTTCAGGAAATATCTTTTTAAGTTCCCAGATGTATTTCTTACTAATTCTTAATTCATCTCCAGCACTTGGTAGATCAGGGTCGCTATCGTGAAATGATAATGCGTGTTTATCTAATTCGTCTCCACCAT